GAAGAACAACAACACTTGATAAAGAACAAAGTGCTTAACCAACTTACAGGTACTTACGGTGAAAAGTTAATAGTTGCCTTTAACAACAACGCAGAAAGCAAGACAAGTGTTGACGCAATGCCTGTAAACGATGCACCAGACTTGTATAGTACCTTAAGCGAAGAATGTTTAAGAAAGATAATGTTAGCACATAACGTTACTTCACCTTTACTTTTTGGTATTGCTTCAAGCAATGGCTTTAGTAGTAATTCAGACGAACTAAAAGACAGTTTTGCACTATTCAACAATATGGTAATTAAGCCAATGCAAGAACTTCTAATAGACGCATTTGACGAAATACTTGCATACAACAACATAAGCTTAAACTTGTATTTTAAGACACTTAAACCACTTGAATTTGTAGAAATCGGTGTTCAAGTAGGAACAGAAGAACTTGAAGAAGAAACAGGTGTAGAATTAAGCGAAGTAAACAAGGACTTACAAGACTTCATAGACTTGGGTGAAGAACCGCACGAAGATTGGCTTTTACTTGACGAATATGAAGTAGACTATGACATAGACGACAAAGAAAACGAAAGGCTATCTAAAGCAGTCAAATTAAGTTTAAAAAACAAGCTTATAAATCTTGTTTCTACAGGTACTGCATTTCCAAACGCAAGAAGCGCACAAGACCAAATAGTAGACGGAATACAATTTAAGACACGTTACACTTATTCTGGTGGCTTACAAGATAATTCACGTGAATTTTGTAGTAAAATGGTAGGTGCAAATAAAATATATCGTAAAAAAGACGTTCTGAATATGACGCAAAAAGCGGTAAATCCAGGTTGGGGCCCACGTGGTGCAGACACTTATTCGGTATGGCTTTACAAAGGCGGTGGAAATTGCCACCATTTTTGGAAGAAGCAAATATATGTAAGCTTTGAAGGCACAGGAATAGACGTAAAGTCACCATTAGCTAAAACGGTATCTATTGAAAAGGCACGTAAATACGGATATTCAATAAGAAACAATAGTGTTTTAGTAGAAAGAAAGCCTAAAGATATGAAGGACAGAGGTTTTTTACCAAGTAACAAAAGACAATAAGAATGGCAAAAGCACTTTTAATTTCACGAAATGACGTAGTAAAGTTTACTTCTGTAAACGGTAATGTAGACGTAGACAAATTTATTCAGTACGTTTCTATAGCACAAGACATACACATACAAGGTATGTTAGGAACAAGACTACTTGAAAAGATACAAGCAGACATAATTGCTGGTACTTTAGCTGATCCATATTTATCACTTCTAACGACTTATATTAAGCCTTGTCTTATACACGCAAGTATGTTAGAGTATTTGCCTTTTGCAGCTATTACAATAGGCAACAAAGGCGTATATAAACACGGAGCAGAAAATAGCGAAACGGTAAGTAAAGACGAAATAGACTTTTTAATAGAACGTGAAAGAAAGACTTACGATCATTACAAAGAAAGGTTCATAGATTACATTTGTCAAAATTCTACATTGTTTCCAGAATACAATGCAAATAGCGGAAGTGATATGTACCCAAATACTTACAATAATTTTACAGGTTGGGTTTTATGAAGTACAAACCAAAAGCAAAAAACGTTAAACGTTTAGAACTATATTTAAAAAAATACTATGGCAGAAATACGGATAAGCCAATTAACGGCAAAGGCAAGTAATTTAGCAAGTACAGACGAATTTGCAATAGCTGAAGACGACGGTGCTGGTGGTTATGTTTCTAAAAAGATAACAGGCGCAGAATTAAAAGGTGGTCTTACAGAGATTGAATTTAATACGCAGTCTGCTACCTATACTTTGGTATTGTCAGACCAAAATAAAATGGTAGAAATAAACAACGGTTCTGCAAATGAAATTATAATACCTTTAAATAGCGCAGTAGCTTTTCCAATAGGCACACAAATTTTAGTGGCGCAACTTGGAGCAGGTCAAACAAGTATAGGCAAATCAGTAGGCGTTAATTTATACGCTGAAGGTAACAAGCTTAAAATTGTTGGGCAATATGGCATTGCAACATTGATTAAGAAGAGTACAGACCTTTGGTATGTAGCAGGAAACCTTGAAGCATAATGTTAGTAAGTACGCACGGAATCATAGCGCAGTCTGTAAGCGGTACACCACCTTTTAGCAATACGAAGTCTATATTGCTTGACGGAGTAGATGACTATATAAGTTGTGGAGATAATAACAATTTAAGTTTTGGAGATGGTTCAAGCGATTCGCCTTTTAGTATTTCTGCGTGGATAAAGCCTGTAGACAATGCAAGGTTTAGAATTGCTTTTAAGTGGGGTACAACTTTAAGAGAGTATTATTTTCACACGGCAGGAGGTGGTGCTTTGCAAGTGTCTTTAAATTCTTCATCAAGTGTTTATATTGGCAGAAACGGACAGACAACAATAAGCGAAAATTTATGGTCACACGTTGTTTTTACATATGACGGAAGCGGTAATAAAAATAACATTAATGTTTATTTGAACGGAGTTTTAGATAATGGTACAACAATATCAAGCGGAACGTATACTGCAATGAGCAATACTGCTCAACCTTTTGAAATAGGTAGGTATAATGGCGGAAGTTATGCAGACGGAAACGTTGACGAAGTTTCGGTTTTTAATTCAGAACTTTCTGCAAGTGACGTAACAAGTATTTATAATGGCGGTGCTCCTTCAGATATTTCAAGCATAAGTGGTTTAGTTTCTTGGTGGCGTTTTGAAGGAACAGGAACAACCGCAACAGATAGCGGAAGCGGAGGCAATAACGGAACATTAACAAACGGAGCAACACGAAGCACAGACGTTCCTTAAATGCAACAGAAACACGAAAAAAAAGTTATTTATATATGAGCAATACAATAGGTTTCGGACAAGCAGCGGTAAATAATACCATTGACTACGGTCAAGGCGCAACAGATAATACGATCAATTGGGGTAAAAGTCAAACGTTATCTCCAGGCGGTGAAACAAACATAACAGGAACGCCAAGTACACCAAGCTTCAGCAATGTAAATTCGTTTAGCTTTGACGGAGTTGATGACTACTTTTTAGGCACAAGCACTTATTCAGAGTTAGACGGTCAAAACAAAGCAACTGTTTCTTTTTGGATTAAACCGCCTTCAACTATTGTTGATTTACAAGTTATTGCATCGGTAATTAGAAATGCAACTACATCAAATCACCAATTTCAAGTAAGACTTGCAACAAATGGAACTGTACAAATATCAATGGATACAAATTCTAAATATATAAGAGCATCTTCTACACCTTTAAATTTTAACGCTTGGAATCACGTCATGTTTTGCTTTGATACAACGCAAGGTACCGCTGCAAACAGAGGCAGAGTTTTTATTAATGGAGCAGACGCTACTTCTGCAAGTGCAGTTTCAAGCACCTTTAAAATTGCAACAGGTTCTTTACACATAGCAAAAAATCAAAATGGTCATTACAATAACTTTGAAGGTTTAATAGACGAACTTGCTATATGGAGTGGAACAGACCAAAGAGCAAACGTAAGCGAAATATATGGAGGCGGTCAAGTAGTAGACCTTAACAACCTTGCAACTGCGCCACAACCAACAACTTGGCAACGTATGGGTGACAATGCAACTTGGAACGGTGCAACTTGGACTATGACAGATGTCAACGGAGGTTATACTAATAGGTCTATAAATATGATTGAAGCCAATAGAACAACAGACGTACCAACATAAAAACGAATAAAAAAATGAGTACAAGAATAGCAGACACTTACGCAATAATAAACATTGCAGATTTACCAAACATTGACTTTTCGCAAGTAGGCGAAACTGACGAAAACACGATACGTAAAAGTTTAGACGAAACACAATTTGTTTTAAAGTGGAATACAGAACCTACGTTTATAGCAGACGGTACTGTAACGCCTTTGCAAACATTAACGCACGATGAAGCTTTAGCGCTTATGGCTTCAGCAGAATGGTCTGAACCAATTCCTGTAGAATAATGCACACTAAAGTTTTAGCAATATTATATTTTGTGTTTGGCTACATTGCAGCCTTTGGAATGTTCTACGATAATACTTTTCACGTAAAGGCTATTGGGTGCTTTCTTGCAATTTACCTAACCTACCAACTTACCGAACAACTTGAACAATGAAAACACAGTTACTTTTGCTAACAACTAAACTAAAACTATATTCAATGCAATTATTCGCTATTGTTAGCAGCTTCTTTTTGCCTATTAGTGGCATACTTATTCTTATCGGTGTTTCTGTAATTGTTGACACTATCACAGGCGTTTGGAAATCTAAAAAACTTGGAACGCCAATTACGTCAAGAAAATTAAGTGCAGTAATTTCTAAAATACTTTTGTATGAAGTTACCGTAATGTTATTTTATTTGATAGACTACTACATTATTAACGATATAGTGTTAACATTTTTTTCTGTTGAGCTGCTTATAACTAAAATACTTGCTTTAGTTTTAGTAAGTATTGAAGTAATTTCTTTGAACGAAAATATAAAAGCAGTCAAAGGCATTGATATTTGGGATTCATTAAAGAACCTGTTTGC